TTATTGCTGAACGGCTATGGCGTCGTAGCTGGCTTCACAAGCAAATCCGGCCCGACGACTTGCTGTAAGCGCTGCCGCCAACTCTCCCGCATATCTATCAGCTTCTGATCGCAACTCGGCGAGCAGATCGACAAGGTCTTCGATTGTCTTGCCTCGCTCGACAAGGCGGGTATTGAGGATTCCTTTGTCGGCAAGTAGTTGTCCGATTTGCTCGCGCATCCGGTCACCGTAAGCACGCTGCAAATCAGCAAGAGCATCATCTTTTTGTTTCTGTTCAGTAGCATCGGTGCGCACCTTTTCAATGTCACGTTGCCGCTGCTGCTCGATCGCACGGGCGTCCTCGCTGGCTTTCGTCGCAGCAGTGGCTATGTCGGATTTGTAGTCTGCGAATTCCTTGCGGACGTCGGCTAGTTGCTTGCCGTAGCGCCAGGCGTCCACTTTCCATGTGGCAACACACGCCATGGCCAGCAGTGCCACAAGGCTCAGCCAGCGCGCCGGGCTCATGCCGGCACCTGCAGCGCCCGCTCATACTGCGCAATGAGGTCTTGCAGTCGATGCTCGCGCTGGCCGTAACCGGCACCCGGTAGACTCGCCCAGATATTCCGGCACTTATCGATTGCGGGCTCAATGCGCCCGGCGATTACGTCTGGAAGCGCCCTGCACTCTCTGATGTGCTGTATCGCCAGCTTGTCCTGGCTGACCGGGCCAAAGTCCGGGAGCTTCAACAGGTCACGGTAATGCGGCCAGTCTCTGAGCATTTGCTGGTAGCGGCCTGAGGCGTTTGACGTAAGCCCGCGGCTATTGATCTGCTTGGACTTGCGGCCGCCTGAAAAGGGATGGGTTGAGTAATCATTGAATAGCTCAAGCTTGCCATCAATCCCGGTCACGATGACGTTGTAGCCATCATCGGATCGCTTCAGGTAATCGCTGCCCAGTTCGGACCAGGCGATCATATCGAGGAATGCGCGCAAGCTGCGGCCAATACCCTGCTGTTCTGTAATTCTTGGCATGTTCAAACTCCGGACGTAAAAACGCCGGCAACTTGGCCGGCGCTCGGGAGGATCTGCAGCAATTGCTGCGATGTGATGTGATGTGATGGGCATGGGTTTCTGCGGGGATAAAAACGCCCGCTCGGTATTAACGATACGGCCTTAATGCTGGTCAGTGCGCGAGGGGGTCCTTTGTCCTTGATGAACTATCTACAGCTATAGCGAGCCCCATTCCAGGCAGAGACCATTGACTACGTGATCTGGTTGATCGCCATCCCTATTAGGCCTACCTATCGAGGGGCGGCCCCTTCGATGGGTGAGGCCAGTGCTTTTGCATGGTGATTATTTTGAGAGGGCCAACTTGGAGGGCCTGTGGCGGAGTAAGTTGATTGGAGCCAATTGGGGGCGATGATCAGAATAAAAATAGAAAAAACGCCTTTCTAGAGGCGTTTTCTCCGCAAGACCAGTACAGTACGCACCCTAAGAGAAGCAAACTCGATTTTTTACCTCTCTGCACCCAATGAAGCAACTGCCTCGCTGGGTTAACTAGCAACTCTCACCCTCAAGCGGGTAGCTCATTCCTAAAACCGAACACCCGCAAACAGCTAATTAAAAAATGGAAATCCCTAATGGATTATAAATCGCCAAAGCCTCCCTTGGAGGCATTAACAGGGTTGCGCTTTCTCGCCGCACTGGCAGTTTTCAATCTCCACTTTCTTTACTTGAAGAATTGGTACAGCGACGTACCTGCTCCCCTGCTTTCGGTAATAAGTGCTGGAGATAAAGGGGTAACCCTTTTTTTTATGTTATCCGGATTCATCTTAGCTTACGCGTACAGCAATATTGACTCGGATAAAACTAGCCGCATCAAATTTTGGATAAATCGTTTCGCCAGAATATATCCGGTATATCTACTTGCGTGGTTGTGGATAGCACCTTCTTTCCTAGCGCTACGTTTTAGCACCGAGCCTGCGATGGAAGCTCTGCAAAAATCTGTCGCAGCGGGGGCGCCGTCGCTACTGTTGCTTCAGTCGTGGATTCATCCACGATTTGCCATTGCATGGAACGGTCCAGGATGGACGTTGTCTGTAGAGGCTTTTTTCTATCTAGTTTTCCCTTTTGCTGCCATCTTAATCCGAAAGCTGAGCAGAACCAAACTATTACTTGCAACTTCTCTATTTTTAACAGCATACGGAATATTATCGTACTTCTCCGCTCTAATATTTGGCGCGGACTCCATGCTAGCAAGATATGTCCATACGCACCCACTCCCTAATTTGCTCATATTTTTAGCTGGAGTTTCACTAGGATATCTATTTCAAGGTGAAAAATTAAACAACGGCGCAGCCCGAGCCATAACTCTAACAGGAACCACGCTTGCATTCGCGTGCGCAGCAATATCAATTGATAGTTTAGTCGGATTATTTGCAAATCACTTCCTAATGTTATTTGCAATTGCACTGATACTTTACGGGGTTGCTAGCAATGGTGGTCCAGCCTTTCTCAAATCCCGACTCATGATTACCTTGGGAGAGGCTAGCTATTCGTTCTACCTTCTGCAATTTGCTATTTCTGCTACTGTTGCTTGGCTTGCAGGATACACACTAGGCCCTGAAAATTATGACGTTCTTTTTGGGACGCCCTCGCACTACATTGCTCTTTTGGTGGTAACTATTTCGATCTCGATTATTGTTTATCGAAAAGTTGAGAGCCCAATGCGTATTCACTTACAAAAATATCTAAATAAGCGCTTCGTAGAGCCGCCCCCTCAAACCCGATCGGTAATTTCAAAGCGCTCTTGATTGAACGGCGTCGGAGCACCCTGTTCCGACGCTCACAATCTAGAAATAGCCTAATTTACCTTTGTCACCCGGCGCGGGAAGCATGACGGTATAACGTTTATGGATATAGATTCCCTGGCCGCCATGCTGGGCCCTAAACGCCTGGCATCAGCCGACACTGATACCACGCCCATCAAAAAGGCGACGAAGATAGCCATAAACATCAGCAACCTGCTGATCGCTCAAGGCCGCACTGAAGCTAAGAGCAGCAGCGGCCTCAAATACCCCCGCCCCAAAGCCTGTACCGCCTGCACGGAATTTGGCCTTGTTTGCCAAACCACCTGCGTAAGCCGCAGAAACAGTCGACAGCGCCCCATTGTTACCAAGGTGAACTTTGGCAGTTGCACCGTCATGCACCCCGGCCATAAACCGAAATCCACCACTACCCATAGGCACGCTGCCACGGTTATTTGAGTCCACCGCAAGAGACAGATTTCCAGAGTTGCGGTTTAGTACGTTGGCTTGCTTAGCCGGACCACCTGACTGCAGCCAATTCCCACAGTACCCAACACTTCCAGTGGCCAGCGTGGCAACAATAATATTGGTAAACGGACTACCACTATCAGTCATCGCGCCTTCAAAACCGTTTGCCTCGCTCAGGGTACAGGAGTTGGCCGAATAGACAGGCGCAGCAATAACAGCGGCAGCTTGCCGTGTGCCCACATAGTTATAAGTGCTTTTAGTCACGTCACCTCCCAGCAGCAAGAACAAATTGGCCAATTCGTAATGCGGAAGAACTTCAGCAACAAAATTTGTAAAAGAGGCGTCTGCGATATTAATTGAAAGAGTCATGCTTCACCTTAAAGCGAATAATTAAAGATCACACACCAGTTGTGCATGGGTTTATTAATGGCTGAGTACACCAAGGTATCTCCCTGGCTGTCGCGCAAATTGCCGCACCCACCAACAAATGCACCTTTGCCGATAGCATTGTTGTAGCCATAACGAACAACCCAGCCTGGCGCCGGATTCCCCGAGAGAACAAGACGAACTCTATTGGGCGAAAGCACGGAAATAGTGTTGATCGTGATGACATTTGATGCGTCTCGAACCTGAAACCCCATATCCACTTGAGCGGGGATCAGGCTGGTGTCCAGAACGAGACCGCTTCTGTTGAATATAAGATCGACAGTGTTGCCGTTGATGACGTGGCCAACTGGCTGAAGCGGTTTCCACTCCTTGTTATCTACAAAAGTCCGCTTGTTAGCAATCGCATAATAAGCCCCAAGCCATTTAGAACTAACAGCATTAATATGCTGAGAATCCCCATAGTCAAATTGATACATCGGACAAGCCATCACTATTAGACCTGACTCGTTAGATGCTTCAAGTTGCGCGATAGCTATCTTTCGATCAGCAGAGGCGCATTGATAAGTTATCAATAAATGATCTCTAAACTGGCCTGGAATGATGGCTTTGGCATCCGCATTCAGATCAATTGCGAGCTGCTTGAGGTGCCCTTTGTACTCGTCTTTCGTCATGGCCGCATCGGCTTCACCCTGCGTCCAAGTTGAGCACTGAAACGTAAAGGATTTGCCTTCAGCCAGTGCGAGATTATGAGCGGCGCGCACCTGGGAGATTACCGCCGCATAAGGGTCGGTGCCTTTTTCAAGTTTTGTAATGGAGAACCCGCTGTACCCGTTATTGCATCCGAGCAACTGGTAATCGTTGCTCAAGTAGCTGATACCATTTTCTTTCGCAATCAACTCTTTGATATGCCCCAGGGTTCCGTACATAGGCGATTCACCGCGAGTGCCTACCTGGGTGTTGGCTACGGTGAGAGGTACGAATGCCGCAGGGTCGGTACTGCGAGCCGGAAACCCGATGTTGTTGTACTCTTGCACAGTCGTCAGCGCCGTAGCCGGTGTAGAGCCTTCTGCAAGCGACTGTCCAAAGTTGTTAATGAACACTTTCTGGAACGGGAAATTTCCGCCGTAACGCGCAAGCATGCTCGGAACATAAGGCAGCCCGTTTATTGAATTAACTTTCAGGCTTGATACTTCTGCCACCTTCGCGGCAAACGTTCCGTCGTCCTTCACACCTACCGCAGCCTTGCCCAGCGCCTCCAAAACCCATTTAAACCCAGGATAAGGCTTCACCGAGAATGAGTGCGAAAGCACTTTCAGTGCTTTGGTGCGCACCTCAAAAATTTCCGCCAACCTTGCAGCAAAGGTCCCGTCGTCTTTTACTCCAATTGCTGCGCGAAAGAACTTGTCGAAAGCCGACCAGGCAAAACCAATTGGTGCCATGCGAGGCACGCGCGACCTTACCTCTTGCACAGATTCGGCATTTGGGTATTCATCAACAACAACAGCTACATGGGAGACGTTCTGATACAGAACCAGGTATTTATCGGCCTCGGAACTGGGCACACTGAAGTAGCCCCCGTTAGTGGTACCAGCCAGGCCTAAAGCGGTATTTGCATAAGTCATTGCCCCAGCCATCTGCAAAGCAACTTCTGCCAGGGACGCTGTGACTTTCGCCTGCCCCATTACCGCCTGCTTGGCGATTGTGGGTACAAGACCAGACTCGGTAAGTACATCGTCCACTGGCCCTCCATTGACGTATTCGTGCTGTTTTTTTGCCGATGCACTAGCCAATTCAGCAGCCTCAGCAAGTTGGCCGCCATAAGCTTGTAGCGACTCAATATCAGCCATTCTTTTTTCTCCAGATATAAAAAAACCCGCTGTGCGGGCTTGGTGTTATTTGATTGCGGGGCAGGTATGCCGGTCAGCTTAAAACCCAGGCGCTTTGCCAATCGCGCGCCAGTGAATGGTTGCGCTGTATTTATCCGTGTCATTAAAGAGCTGGTACTGCGTTGCGCTGATCGCACGTGCTCCCGATGCGTTACCGTCACCATCCTCAGGGTTGGGCGTGATCTTGTTGCCAAAGCAGTTGTAGACCTCGCCAAAAGGGCGAGGAAAGTTGATCGCCGACGTTGTCGAGTCAGGCCCACAAACACCGCTGCCCCACTGCTCCAGGAACCCGGTAGCCGAGTCCAAATGCCAACCTGTGGCCGCCATTAAAGCCGTGTTCTTGTCTTGCTTGGCCCTGCCCAACTGGTCGATAAGGGCCTGTTTTTCAGCCAGCAGGGCCTCAACCGCAAGTTTTGTGTAGGCATCTCCTATGCCATACCCGGCCAGCGTAATGGCGTTGTTGGCCTTCTTGGACAAGAGCCAGTCCGATTCGGGCTGTGAGTACGTCTCAGCCTTTGTATAGGCGTCGACAATGCCGTACCCGGCCAACGTAGTGGCCTTCATGGGGAAACGCTCACCAAACGCCTGTATGGCCTTGAGAAGCTGCGTGTTGTCGTTGGCATCAAGCTCAGGCAGGTAAGCCAAAATGAAGTTGGCCAACTCCTCCTGAACCATGTTCAGCCACTCAGCCTTGAGCGGCGTAGGCGCAACGCCCCCCGTGACCGTGCCGTAACGAAACAGGCCCAAAGCAGTTGTCAGCTTCGTCCAGGCAGAAATTCTTTGCATGTTATAAGTCCTCGATGCCGCTCACGGCCGCCGGCACAACGTAGTGAACGGCGTTAAAGAGTTGATCCACCTGCAGGGCGATTCCCTCTACAACGTCTTTGCCGAAACCCAGCACAACCTCGGTGTATTCCGGTGCGTCTCGTTGCAGTCGGCAATCCAGCGTTGCCGCCGCCTCGGTGCCATAGGCTTCAATGGGCGCCGAGGCGATCCAGCTCCACGCCCAGCCATCCCCATACAGAAAATCGCCCACGCTGGCCGTACCAACCCGGCACGGGCGGAATTCTTCAATCTGGATCGGTACACCGCTTTGAACGCCTAATTTTCGGTAGTAGCTCAACTGAGGCGCGCCGGTGGCCGTCAGCTTGGCTATGACCGCCGCACGGCGTTCCTCAAGGGTTTGCGATCCCGGCACCACGCACACGTCAGGCAAGCCCAAGTAACCCTCCCACACGGGCAACAGGACCGTGGCGGTCGCCGGGTTTAACTCCAGCAACAGCGCTTCGTTGTTTTGATCAATCCGCGCCAGTTCCGGGGCAAGGGCGGCCAGCATCTGCGCCAAGTCGGGCTGTAGTTCCAGATCGAACGCCGGCCCCGGCGGCAACAGTTGTTGCAACTGCTGAAAGTAGCTCGCCTCAATCACGTCCATGTGAACACCCCGGGCACCGCCACTTGATTAGGTTTGATCACCACATCAGCAGCCGGCTCAAACACCACATGATCGGCTTCCCCCGGCGTATTGCTGATCGCGGCTCGCACGTGCGTTGTCAGCAGCGTTTTGCCGGGGCCGCCTTCGTCATCAATCAACACCCGCAACGACTGCTCAACGGCCGCCCGCAGCGCTGTGCTATCGGGTTTCACGCTCAGTCTGAAATTCAGCGCCAAAGGCTCAGGGGCCAGCGCGTAAACCTCAGACGTCACCGGGCGTTTCTGATCCAAGTAGGCTTGGACTTCGGCCACTTGGGCCGCCGTGGGGATCAGATCCGGGTCACTGTCGCGCACGAATACCAGGCCAAACGTGCCCGGCCCCATCCAGCGCGGCAAGGCCCACGCACGGGTCACGCCCGGCACCTCTAAAGCCCACTCTACAAAGTCCGCACCGCTGCCGACCTTGCTGGGGTTCTTGAAGGCCGCTTGAACCCGCGCCCTTAGCGCCTCAATGCTTTCCTGATCGGCGCCGCCCACAATGCCGTCAGGGCCGATCACAGCGGTTGAACTGACACCAAGAACGGGCGTCACTGCCGTGAGGCTGCCGCCCTCGATGTTGCCAATGGTGCCAATGTCTTCGGCGACCACCTTCAAGCGTGCCCGGCCGCCCACCAACGTGGCTGATTCAGCGACCACGTAGCGGCGGCCATCTTTGGACTGGTAGAGCTGGCCAGCGTCCACCAGGGCACCGTTAGCCCCCTCAACCTCAGCGAGTCCACCCGCTGAAACAGCCGGCGTCGGGCCGTCCTCCAAACGCCAATCCGCCCAGTTGAGCAACATGGCTTCGTCACACGTTGCCGGGTTGGACTGGCGAGCGACCCAGGCTTGAAAGCCATACAGCTCAAACGCGGCGCCACTGAGCGCGCGGGCCGCCACCTTGGCATCAGCGCGACGCAGTGCATCCGGGGCGTTGCGTTCAAAGTCGGACTCAGTGCGCTTGATCAGCGCTGGCAGCGTCGGTATCTCATACGCCATTGATCAGCCCCCACGTATCATTGAAATTCAGTTCCAGCGTTTCGCCGTGCAGCTCGATCAGCCTCACCCGCAAATTCATACGGTCGTTGCCTTGGCGTTCTGCCGTTACCGTAACGCGCGTCAGAACCCCGTCATCGACCAGCCAAGCCAACGCCTCATTCGCGTAGGCTTCGGCGTCATTGAGCGTGTCCGCCACTAGTGTGCGGCGCGACAACAGCCACAGCCGTGACCCAATCTTGTCGCCGGCAACAGACGGCACGCTGTCGCCCCACCAGCCCTTTCGGTCGCTGTCATCCACCACGTCATCAGGCCCCGCGCGGCGCCACGTAAACAGACTGATCGTCACGGCCCGGCGCAAGGTTTCCTCACGCGTCATGTCCCACCCCCGACCGGCGGGCCGCTCTGTTTGTCGCCCACTTCAACACCGTCATGCAGGTGTTTCATCTGGCTGACCCCGCCGGCGATCTGATCCCCGGCCGACTCAATACGCCCGGTCGTGGTGATCACCGGCGTGTCAAAATTCACGGACTCAGACGCCTTGACGTTCAGCGTCACGGTTTCAATGTCGATCACACGATCACGCTTGAAGTGAATGCGATCGCCTTCGTCCGTGTAGATGGCCACCTCACCCGGCTTGAGCCCCTGAACACGAAAGCGGCGGTCTGACACCATGATCACCACCCCGTGGCTACGGTCGCCGCCGATAAAGCCGGCCAGCGCCTCGGCGCCGCTTTGCGGGCAAGACGTGAACCCGTAGGGCTCCAGGTGTTCAACGCCGTCCTTGATCTCACCGGCCAACAATCGCAGTTGAAGGCTTTGCAGCTTGCTGGCCGAGCTGGCCAAGGCCACCACGCCGCGTGCTAAAACGTTTGCTAGGCCGTTTCTCATGGCTTGTAATCCGCTGGCAGTAGATATTCGAAGTTGTCCGTAGACTTGCCCTTCTTGAGCTTGCGCTTTTCATAAGCATCATTGGGCTCAGGCAGGAAGGTTTCAGGCGGGGCCACCGTGATTTTTGCCGTGGTACCTTCCTTGCCCAGCTCGTAGCTGATCTCACTGATCAACATGTCACGATCAAAACCAATGCGCGGATCCACCAGCCGCACAATCATGTTGTGCCGCCACAGCGCCCCATTGCTTTGTCGCCACCCCTGAATGGTGTAACTGACCGTCAAGGCCTTGCCGATAGCGTTAGCCCGCTCCCACTCGACCCGTTTGCGCGCAATCGCTTCGCTCGATTGGCCTGACTGGTTGATCACCTTCACCCGGCGCCGCTTGATACGCTCGTCAACGACCCGCGCTTCTATTTCACTGGCCGCAGCCCCAAAACTGGTATCCGTGCCGCTACGCTGCCCCTTGCTGACGTACTCAGAAAAGACGTTGGAAAAATCCAAACTGGTTTCGCCTGACAGTATGTTTTTACCCAGTTCCAGCGTGTCGACCGCACGCCCAGCACTGCCCGGACTGGCAATCACTAAGCGCCCTTCGGCATCGTCGGTGCTGAACAAAAGCGACTGCGTTAACAGCCGGTCGATGCTCTCGAAAGCCGTCTCTCCCGGCTCAATCGTGTGATCTTCAATGCCCTCGCTAGTCTTGGCATCGTTAACCACCTTGATTCCGTACTCACCGGCAATGGCCTCAACGATCTTTTGCACGCTTTGGCCACGCCACTGGCCCGGCTTGTTGACCGCGCCGCAGTCCACCAGATCCGCCGTGCAAGAACGACCGGCAACGCTCAGCGTTATCGACTCAGCGTCGTAACGGATCGGCGTCGAAAACACGTAACCCGTTAACACCAGGTCTTGGCCAATGCGCAGTTCCAGCGCTTCGCCTTGGCGGATTCTGATCGGCACGTCACCACCACCCGGCCACCGCCAGGTGATCCCCAGGGTAAAGTCCCGCGCCTGTCGCTCAATACCAGCACCAATGCTGACCGACAACCAACCGGCGTAGTCGTGCCCACCCACACTAAGAGTGACTTTGTTCACATCATTCATGGTTAGGTCTTCGCTACTTGAAGTTCTGTTACCGGCACAAAGCCCGGGTGACGTACGCGGTTACGCGTAACGATTTCGCCGCTGCGCAGAGCATCGCCGTACAGCGCATGAGCCAACACCAACGCCGAGACCGTCTCTATCGGCGCATAGGTGCGCAGACCTATGCCGCTTCGGGCCACTTCGGTCAGGTGCCGGTCAAGGGCCAGCCGAACGCCGCTCAGCGCGCCAAAGTGTTCTGGCTGGCTATCACCGGCAACAGACCACAACGCGTCACTGATCGCGTCACGCGCGTCCAGAACGTCATCAGCGACCGGAACAGTCGTTTCGACCGAGCTACCCGCCTCGACCGTGGCGCCTTGCTGGGCCAGTTGCACGTCCAGGTCGGCCGGCTCACTGACACCCTCACTTACCGCTATAGGAACTTGGGCCATGTCCAGCAGCAAATCCAAGAGCGCGGCATCCTGAATAAGCCCAATCACCGCCGCTTGGATCAT